ACCGTTAGCGGTTGCATTAAGAGTAGAGGTTGTGTTCGCAGCACGAACAATTTTTAAGTTATTGGAATATGCTAAGAAATTTGATGCTGAAAACCAGTATTCATAATTTGTATTATCTGGTTTACCAAATCTCTGAGCAAGGTAAACCTCGTCAGAAATAGTAACCACTTCGCCAACTGGACCCCAGTTAAAATTTCCAGCGATACCGCCAATTGAAGTGGCGGTTGAGGGTACAATCGTAGTCAGGTCGATTTCTGATACATTTACCCCAGGTGATAGCTGAAATGCCATGGATTTCTCCTTTTGTTATCGGTCAATTTTTCTTTATACACTATTTAGTTTTTTATAAATTTGAGGATGAGTATCCTGGTGGTAATGCCCTAGATTCTTGTTTTGTCCAAGCATCTCCACTATCAACTTCATATTCCAAATCTTGGCCATCGCTCATAAAACCAAAAGGTATAACGTCTTCTTCTATTTGTTTAATTCGTTCTTGGTACATTACCTCACGAAGATTAACATCATTTAAATCTCTGAAATACGGGTTAGTTGTCAACCAACTAAACAAGACTAAAGGCATAACCAAATCATCATGATACCCATCGTCTGCTTGATATGAACCACGATACTCAATAAAAGTAGATAGTTCTGATATCACATCAGGGTCTGGAATCAATAATTTCTTTTCTTCAATCAACGACTTGAAAGTAAAACAACCAATTCGTTTTACTCTTTTATCAGTAACAACACCAAAGCTTGTTCTACCTGCACCACCAAAACCACCAGTCACTTTTTGGCCTTTGCCAGTTTTAGTAACATATAGTAGATTTTCATATTCTAATTCAGACTGTAAAATATATGCAACTTGCTCACTTGTATTAACTTCAAGTAAAACATATGCATTATTAAAATCTTTTGCTACCTTATGTATAACAGATGGATATAACATAGGTGCAATTGTATTATCTCTAAATTTACCCACCAATTTATAAGGTACTTCTGCAATATCTATAATAACGAAAGCTGAATAATCTCCACCAACACCTTGTGCGGTGTCAGCAACAATCACATAAGTGTGTGGTTTTTTAACCAAAACTTCATTATCATCTCTTTCTCCTTTAACAGGAAACTCATACAAGTCCAAACCATCTTTAGAATAGACAGTCGGCAAAGTTGACATATATTCGATTGTAGATGAATCAATCAAAGTCAAAGATGAACCAAGAAACTTACATAACACTTCTTGGTTATATTTTAATTCACCAAGTTGGCGTTTCTGTTCAAGCGCCCAAGCCTCATCACGACCAGGAATTCTATTGTAAGGAATAAACAATGGAACAAAGTCATTGTTCTTATTCATCGCATCATTCCAAAACTTCCAAAAGTGGTTGTATCCTAATGGCGTAGATGTGATAAGAATCTTGGTCGTTTGACCAGCAGAAATAACAGGATAAACAGCAGTAAAGAATGCTTCTGCAATCGTGTTTGGAATAATTGCAGCCTCGTCAATATACAATAAGTTTACAGACTTACCACGAATACCTGCACCAGTTGTTGCAGCTGTAAATACAATTGAACCATTCTCTAATTCTACATCGCCTTTGTTCCAAGTTTTAATACCTTGTTGCATCCACATTGGTAGATTTTCATACATCAATTGATATCGTGAAATAATCTCACGAGCTGTGGTTGCTTTGTTGGCAAGAATTGCAACAGTCTTTGAATCTTGGAATAAAGTATACCAAAGAATGTAAGCTGCCGATGTGGAAGTTTTGCCTTGTTGGCGACCTTCCATAATAATAACTTTGCGGTTATTATGAATGACTTGTATTTTTTCTTTTTGGCAATCGTATAATTTAAACGGTTGTAGCCCGTGGTCTAGTGTTACTATGTAACAGTAGTTATCAATGAAATAGGTAGGGTCTCCTGCACACCTGGCGAGTTCTAATACTTCTTCTTCTGTATAAGAATGTTCTACCTCAGTTCTCTTTAATGAACTGTTACCCAAATAACCATTATTAGCCATTGTTAATTATTTCACAATACTACGAAGCATCCATGCTTTCTTTTGGTGGGCACCAAGAAGGTCTTGTAAAAAGTTACCAACGGCAGGTTCATCTGCTTGATTAGCTGCAACAATACCAGCACGGAGATGAATAATAAATCGGTCATTATCTGCTTTTAAATTTTGCATCATAGAAATAGCAGAAGGAATAACATCTACTGCTTCTTGGATATCTGATAGTTCTAAAAATCTTTCCATAGAACCAGGAGTATAAACATCCAAATAACGAATATGTTCTGCAATTAAATCCGTTTGTGCAAATACTTCAGTATAAAAATTATTTAAAAAATCATGGTATTGTGGGAAATTAGGACCCTCAATATTCCAATGATAATTATGACTCTTTAGATATAACGCAAAGTTTGTACCTAAAATTACTTTAAGTTGTTGTATTAATTGTTCCATGATGCTATTTATTCTCTCTAATTTGTTTAAGCAATTCGGCTGTTGAACCAACAAACACTGCTTTTTCTACTGTGATATTTCCACGATTAGATGCATTATCTAATTGTGGTTGTAAATCTTTTTTTCGTTTTTGTAATTCAAGTAAGTCTTTATTTAAATCTGCCATCGTCTTCATAAGACCAGCAACAACTTCATAAGCTCTTGGGTGTTCTGATTCTTTAGATACATGCAGTAAATTATCTACCGCAATATTACCTTTATCTATTAAATTTCTAATATTCTTACGAGCATATTCAGTATCAGTTTCAACAACATCTACAGGTTTAGTTTCAACAATTTCAGTATGTGTTATAACCTCGACCTCATTTGATATTGGGTCTAAATCAAATATCTCTGATAATTTTTTGTCTGTCTTGTTCATAATAAAGTTTGTGGCCAATCAGTAAATGTTTCTTCAAAACCATATGGACCATTTCCGTTGGCAGTTGGTGGGTTAGGTTTTATAACGATTGCAACAGCTTTTGTTGGAGAAGTATCAATAGTAGAAACGGTAAAGGTTGAGTTTGAATAAACACCAGTTATTTTATCATTCGCTTGAACTTTTTTATTCAAATCAGTTAAAACTAATACGCCAGTTGATGTGTTACTAAAATATAAAACTTTGCCAGTAACATCACGAGCTTCAACAAAAACATCTTCTCCTGTTGTATAAACTCCTTTACCTGTAGCGAAGTTTACATATACTTTTTGTGAATCAAGATTAGTTGAATCTGTATATATGTTAACATTCGCTTGAGTAATCATTTTACCAACAGATGGCGTCTTAACTGGAGGCCAAATATATGCTTTAGCGGTAAAAGAAAGATTCCAAATAATCAATCGTGTATTCATTAGGTCACCTTCATAATCAACTTCTGGTGTTACAGAGTTTAATATGACAGGCATATCATAAGTTTGATCCATGGATGGAATAAAATCCATGGTAATTGTGAAATCTGGTGTAAAGAATGGTAATATTTGTTCTAATATTTGTGTGCCATCTTCCGTATTACGAACATAGATTGATAAACTAAAATCAAAATTGTATGGTATAGGCACATACTGTGTCGTAAAAGAACCTGAACTAAAACCAAAATTCTGTAATGTGGTTTGTTGTTTTCTGCCAGTATCGTATGACATTCCCTCTAAGTTAAAACTCATTCGAGGTACAGTTGTAGCAATTGATTTTGTTAGAGTTGGATCACTATTGATGCGAACCAAATATTTTTCTTTTGCGCCATAGTTTAATGGCACTTTTGTTATTTCGTGTGCAGTAGCTCCATCTTTTGAATAACGAGTCAAAAGAATGTCGTTAAACATCGTACCAAACCCAACAACAATTTTGCGTATGGTACGATTATAAAAGTGTGCATTACCTAGCATTATGGTTCACCAAATGGGTTGTGTTCTGTAAAGTCAATAACATTATCGGCTTCACCTTCAATTCTATTATTATCTACAACATCTTCAAATGCATTATCCATTGTAGTAGTATCAGAAGTAGTGCTAACATTCCATACTGCGCCACTTGTGTTTCCTTTGACTTGAGTCGAAGTTGCAAATATTCCTGATGGACGGTAAACATAAAGTTGAGAACCAGGAACAGAGCTATGAACAGTTGCTGTTACAGTTGCGGTTTCTAAACTTGTACCTTGATAAACCACTTCATCAGGTATAAATGTTCCTGAACCTCCAGCTACCAAAGCAAGTTGTGTTCTTCCATAAGCATCTCTAATTTGTCCATCAATTTCCACATTACCTGTAAGAACAAGTTCATTAGAGAATACCCATTGTTTCATTTTTAAAGCATAAACATAGACATTACCGCCACGACCACGGCCTAATGTATAATACATTGCTTGATTATTTTCATGCTCAACAAAAGTAATTTCAAAGAAATTTTGAACTAATGGAATATAAATCAAATCACCTTCATTTGGTCTATGTTGATTTACTGTAAATACAAATCTACGGCGAGATACTAACAAAGTCATCTCATCACGAATTTCAAGCCCAAATTTGGACATAAAATCGCCTTCGCCTTCCATGCCTGTAACATCTTCAAGATACATCTCAAGTGGATATGCAGCTGTATATTGTTTTAATGGGTCTTCACCGTAAAGTAAATCAACTACATCACCTGATGACCTAGGCATGTAATATACATCCATGCCATAAATTCCCATAGCCTCGATGACGAGGTCTTCCACCAGCAATTGTTCGCTGGTAATTTGATTTACTGGAAAATTATTAAAATATAGATTCGTAGCCATGCATTATTAACCCATCATTATTTCAGTTGGTAATGCATTAACTACATACATTTCTTCTTCAAGCTCTTTTATCTCAGTAATAGCTTCATCATATATTTGTTGGCCATTTAATACTACACCGCCAGGCATTTGTATTCCACCAAACTTTTTCAAATTAGAACCCCATTGTCTTTTTATTAATGCAGCTCCATATTTTTTCAAATATCTATCATTCCAAACATCAGAGTTGCCAGAAATAGTTGCTGTTGTATTAGCAGCACTATTAGCAAATGGACCACGAACAATAATAAGTGTTGGTGAATTAATTGTGGAAATTTGAACAGTATCAACACCATTTAAAGTTATGAAATCATTTTCCATAAGTTCTTGGTCAAATGTTGTGCCGTAACCAACAAGTGTATTTGAAGAAGCATTATAAGTCATTGTGCCTGTTAATGATACAGTATCAGGTACAAGTTTACGATAACATTCTACAACGACATATTGGCCAACAAGAACATCTCTTGTCCAATCAATATCAAGAAATACTTTATTCTGATGACGATTAAATCTAAATTGTGGTGTACCAGAGAACAATAAGTTCAATGTACGGATATGTTGCATAGTAATTTCATATGACACATAAGACACGGATGTAAAATCATAAAGGTCATGTAAACGCAATTGATAACGCAAATCAAACATATTGATTGATGCATTTGATTGGTCAAATGGAAATATACCTGTGACAAATGACACCGCCTCTGGACAATAAATCCAACGGCGATTAATATCTTCTGCCGTAATT